GTGCAATCTAGAATTGCTAAACTTACTCGTAAAATGAGAGAGGCAGAACGTAAAGAAGCTGCTGCTCTTGAATACGCTGCTGCAGTTGAAAATAAAAGAAAACAAGATCAGGATAGGTTTAATAAAACTGATTCTGAGTACACTGCTAAATTTGAAGAAAATGTAAAAACTGGAATGGAGTCTGCAGAAAGAGAACTTTCTTCAGCTATCGAAGCCGGTGATGCATCTGCTCAAGTTTTAGCTAATAAAAAAATTGCTGAGTTAGCTTTTGAAAGTGCTAAACTTAAGCAAAGAAAACAAACACAACCCGTTGAACAGGAAACTCCTGTACAACTATCAGACGGTGGTAGGTTACCAAATCAAACACCACAACAAATGCCTCAAGCTGACCCTATGGCTGAAGATTGGGCAAGTAAAAATACATGGTTCGGAACAGATAGAGCCATGACATTTACTGCGTTCGAGATTCACAAGGATTTAGTAGACAAAGAAGGCTATGACCCTAAATCTAATGAATATTATCAAGAAATTGATAAGAGGATTAGAGTTGACTTTGGCCACAAATTTGGTAATACTGATACTAAGCAAACGAACAGGGCCGTTCAGTCGGTAGCTTCGGCTAACAGAAGCTCAAAGCCTGGTCGCAAAACTGTGAGACTCACATCTTCACAGGTAGCAATAGCTAAAAAATTAGGTGTGCCACTAGAAGAGTATGCAAAACAATTAAAACTCACGGAAGGAGCATAAGCATATGACAAAAGAAAACGAAAAGAACCTTTCTCGTGCGGCTGGAACTCGGACAAAAACTGAACGTCCAAAAGAGTACAAGCCCCCATCATCTTTAGATGCACCACCAGCGCCTGACGGATTTAGGCACAGATGGATAAGAGCAGAGTCTATGGGTTTCAATGATACCAAAAATATTCATGGTAGATTGAGATCTGGTTATGAGTTAGTGAGAGCTGACGAATATGATGACGATTCTTACCCGACTGTGATAGACGGAAAACACGCTGGAGTGATCGGAGTAGGTGGCCTTCTCCTGGCAAGGATACCGGAAGAACTCGCACAAAGCCGTGTTGACTATCAGCAAAGACAAACTGAAGGTCAAGACGAAGCTATAGAAAACGACTTACTGAAGGATCAGGATAAAAGAATGCCGATGAAATTCGAGCGTTCTAGCAAAAACTTCGGTGGTACAAAGAAATAATATTTCTTTCTCCAACGATAACATTAACCGTGACTGGAGGTCCGCAAGGACAGGTCACATAAGGAGAAAATAACTATGGCAAATAGAAACACCGTAGGATTTGGTCTTATAGCTCAAGGCACTGTTGGTTCAACTGACGCTGCTGGCGGTCAAGGCAAATACTACATAGATGCTGCGTATGGAGTTGATTTATTCCAAGGTTCTGTAGTACAGAGCAAAGTTGGATATATTAAAACTGCACAAGCGGCTATCACAGACACGTCTATAGGGGTTTTGAACGGCATTTTTTACAATGCATCAACGACTCAAAAACCTACATGGGCAAACTGGTATAATCAACCGATTACACCGGCTAATAGTGAAGATATTACGGCTTTCGTAATTGACAACCCTCTACAACTGTTTTCAGTTAGTGCAGACGCAGCAATTGTTGCAGCTAATTTTGGTAGAACATGTGGAGTTACTGTAACTGCGGCAGGATCAGAAATTTCTGGTCAGTCAAGTTCAGAGTTAACAATCGGAACTATACACGACACTAACAATCAATGGAGAGTATTGAGATCAGCAGAAGATCCTGAAAATAACGACACAGCAGCAGCGAATAGCACTGTAATCGTTTGTCAGAATCTTAACCAATACTTGACTAACGCCGTTACATGGCAATAATAGGAGCATAATAACATGGCAATATCACGAGCACAGCTAGTTAAAGAACTAGAACCAGGTTTGAATGCACTATTCGGCCTGGAATACAAAAGGTATGAAAATCAGCACGCTGAGATTTATACAACGGAATCATCAGACAGAGCTTTCGAAGAGGAAGTAATGTTATCTGGTTTCGCTAACGCAGATGTAAAAGCAGAAGGTCAAGGCGTATCATACGATGATGCACAAGAGACTTACACTGCAAGATACACTATGGAAACGATCGCGCTAGCTTTCGCTATCACAGAAGAAGCAATAGAGGACAACCTTTATGACAGACTTTCTTCTAGATACACAAAAGCACTAGCAAGATCTATGTCTAACGCTAAAGAAGTTAAAGGCGCAGCACCATTGAACAACGGTTTACCAGCTATTGCAGCTGCAACTGCTTTTCAAACTGGTGATGGCGTTAACTTACTTTCTACTGCTCACCCAACAATTGCGGGTACTGTAGCAAATACTTTAGCAACACAAGCAGACTTAAATGAAACTTCATTAGAACAAGCATTGATTGATATCGCTGCTATGACTGATGAAAGAGGTTTAAGAATTGCAGCTAAAGGAGTTAAAATGATAATTCCTTCTGCAAATCAGTTCAACGCTGAGAGATTGATGAAATCTCAAGGTAGAACTCAAACTGCTGATAATGACATCAATGCAATCAACTCAATGGGTATGATTCCTCAAGGTTACAGAGTGAATAATTTCCTAACTGACGCTGATTCATGGTACATTATGACTGACGTTCCAAATGGTATGAAGATGTTCTCAAGAACTCCGTTGACTACGTCAATGGAAGGAGACTTCGATACAGGCAATGTTAGATACAAAGCTAGAGAAAGATACGCTTTTGGCGCATCTGACTTTAGAGGTATCTTCGGTTGCGAAGGTGCGTAAGCAATAATTATTTTGTGGCCGGACATGTTTCGGCCACATTTAATAAATAGAAAGAAAAAACCATGAAACAATTCACAGTTAAAATTTGGGCATATGATCACTACGCAAAATTTAATGTTTTTGCGGAAGATAATGCTATTTCTCTTGAAGAATCAATCCTTGACAAGTTGGGAGAAAAGAGTATTAATTGGGAGTATCTCGGAAACAACTATAATAACGAGATAAATCGAATAACTTATGAGGAGGTTATAGATGATACAAGACCTGTACAAAGCAAAAAGGTCCTTGGAGTTGAAGTGGGAACAGGAGCATCTGGATAATAACAGATACACTCTTGAAATGGTCAGGATTGATGACAAAGTAAAAGAAGTCATTACAAAGATCAAGCTGGAAGAAGCAGCTATTGCCCATAGGCAGAATAGCGTTGAAGGCGCTGCTCCACAAGTTTCTGTAGCTACTTAGAACAAAAGCTACATTGCGTAAATCGCATTTCTACCGTAGGATCTCTTGCACTCTATTCAAATCTAGTGTACTACTTACTTACTATATAATAAATTAATTGAATGCTGACCTAATATAGTGGACGGCCTAGAGACAGTATTCATAATAACTAGGAGAATATATCATGGCAAATACTACATTTTCGGGACCGATAAGATCGGGATCGATATCAAATACAACAGGAACTACAGTCGGTACAAATATGGCTAACGTAGGTTCTGTGTTAGTAACTCAAACAGAAGCAATAACTCAAGCTGCTACTACTAGTACAACAAACATTATAATTCCTGCAAACAGCCAATTGGTTTTTGCAAAATTATTTGTAAGTGTTGTATGGAATGGTGTCGCAACTACAGCTGGTTTAGGTTATGTTGGAGATGCAACTGCATTTACAGCAGCTGGTGGAATAGCTGGGGGTACTTTAGGTATCATCGAAGTTACTGCTGGAGCTAACAAAGCTAGAGTAGATGCGTGGGCAGACATTGGAACAACTGATAGAAGAATACTTTTAACATACCCTAACACTGGAACAGGTGTTGGTTGGATAACTGTTGGTTACATTCAAAACGCTAACGTAGGCTAATAAATAATTAATGGAGCCCTTCGGGGCTCCTACAAAATTTTAAGGAGAATAAACTTATGTCAATAACATCAAAAGTAAGACAATCAGTTGTGTTAGCAGCAGACGGACAAGTGCAAGCACTCGTAGCCGGTTCAGCAGCCAATATTACTAAAGCAAATATTATGACTATATATGGTCAAGCTTCTGCAGCAGACGCTGAAATTAAACTTTATAATGAAATTGGAGATTCAAAAACAGCTTCTG